ATTGCTGTGGAGGGTGAGCCTAAAGCTCTATCAAACAATGATAGTTGAATTCCCTTATACTTAAAATCTTTACCCTTGCTTTTCATAAATTCCGCAAACTGCTCTGGAGTATTATTCCCCTTTTTTCCATAAATACGATGAAACTCTCCATGACAATTCCAGCAAAGAGTAACTCCATTATCCAAGTTAAGTCTTAATTCTTTATTATCGCAATGACTAAAAAGATGATGCGCTGCCAATTTAATTCGCTTACCTTTTCGTGTCTTTGCTCCGCAACATTGGCATGTAAAATTATCTCGGATAAAAACGGACAATCTCCATTTAACGTATTTGTCGTAGCTTCTGCTTCTTTCTCTCTCCTCATCCGTAAGATTAGGATTCCACATCGGGTTATTGCTCCCGAGCTTGCTCTGCCTAATTTTTTCTCTAACTTCTGGACGTTTGGCAGGATTATTATCGCCGCTTCTAGCCCACTTTTGAAGTACAAATGTGCCTTCTCTTATTTTTAATCTTACAACCTCGTGGGCTTTCCATGTACATGGTCTTCGCTTAATGCCATATTCCTTTAGCAAATCTTTTATTTGGCTTTCACTGCAGCCATACAATTCCGCACATTCTCTGCAACTGAGGCGTTTGTTAACATAATGCTCAATTAGCCAGTCTTTTGGTATGATTATTTTTCGAGTTTCATTCCATTCAATGAATTTTTCATATCCGTAGTCTTTTCTACTTCTTGCCGGTATGCCATGAATTTTCAGCCATCTTTTGATAGTACTGCTGCTGGCTCCGATTAAATCTGCGCATGCTTGTGTTGACAATCTTTGCTTAATATAATGCTCTTCGAGCCATTCATAAGTGCAATAATTTTCATAGCCATTTTTACGTACTTTAAATGGCACCTTATAGCCCTTTGGAGGCATAACAAAAACCACCTTCCGCTTAGTAGTTTCTCCGCTTAAATCATTGCGGGAAGGAGCGCGGAAACTCTCCTTGTCGCTCCGGGTAGCTAATCCGGAACTATCCCGCATAAATATTATACCATAGTTGCAGAATTTAGTCATCAAGAACAAAATAAAGGGACACAACATGGCGGCAGTTCGGGTGCATAAGCCCGTTGGCTTTTGCTTCCTCAAATGTGGGATAGCCTTTGGTTTTTCCGCTTATACTAAGTACCTTGCCTTCCCAGGGAGCGCATAATGAGCAGGCTCCTTTATGCCTACTTACAATAATTAGATCATGGCCTTGCTCGCTCAAACGGTTAAGAGTTCCTTCTGTATGCGCTTGTTGAGTTGTTGTCCTCGCTACCATCTCAGTATATGTCCGCATGTTCCACGTCCGACCGGACCTATCCTTAAATCCAGTTACTCCACGTTCTGCCAGCTGCTCCCTATACCTATTAGCAACCTGCTTCCAGGTGTCGTAACCAACAACGCTTCCCCGGACATTTTCCAGGGCCAACTCCCGGTATATGTCGTTCACTTGTCGGCCAATAACCTGCACAACATCCTCGAGCCGCTGAAATGTATTCTCAGCTAATACTTGTGCCGCTTGCTGGTGGATAGCACCGAAACCGGCTGTGACCGTAGCTCCGATATCTTTTAACATGGCATCAGCGTTTTTCATACCCTCGGAATACACATTGGGAATGGCCTGCATGCACCATTCTTTGTTGCCTTCCCGGAGCTGTCGGAGTATTGCGTCTATATTCTGGCGCATCTGTTTTAGATATTCAAGCTCGTCTTTCTTGCCCGCAAGGAGGGTTTTGTTTATCTGCACCAGAATCTCCCGCTCTGCTTGCTCATAAAACTTGGCAAGCCGGTTTATTTCGGCGTCGCTGAACTTCCTTACATCTGGCATTATTCTTCACCTGCGCCTTCTTCTGCACCTTCTGCTTGCGGCAAGGTGATTGTCGGCATCTGCGTATTTACCTGGCTTTCCTGCTCGCTCCTGATACGGTCTATTTCCTCCTGCAGGGCATCGCCTTCAAGACCGTATAACCGCCTGAGTGAGCTTTCAAGGCTTGTCAAGCCGGCGGTGTACCGTTGCACCTCGTTCTGTGTGAGCTCGACATCATCATCAGGCAAGCCATCCTTCCAGTCAATGTGGATATCCTCAAGCACCACTGCCCCGCTCATGCCCTGCGCCCTTTCAAGTAATGACGCCAGCCAAATGACTTCTTTTAGCGCCGGGTCAAACCTCATGCGGATGCGGTTTACCTTCGCAAGCGGCGCCATCATCAAACGCTTTAGCGCTGTGCCTGATTCGGCAAGTCCCGCTTTAAGCTG